GGAAAACCCCTCCATCATCGCTTTCACTTGTATATTCACAGAATAATGTTCACACTGCAATGCATATCATATTGATCCATGCTTTCAAAGACGACATTATTCAGCTATGTTCGCCTCCCTGTTAGTTTTCTTATGAATGCATGTGTAGGTCCCTGAACACTGCGGAATCCTTGCTGAATTGTAATGATGGTTGAAATCTCGACTTTTGTTTTCCATCCTGAATAAGATGTAAAATTAATTCACCCCTTTTAAAACAAATAATACTCAATATATGTGACGCATTACATCGATGATTAATCCACTGCTTTTTGGCCCTGATCATCACACGCGTACATCTGGCAACTAGTTCCACTACACGAGATACCTCAATGACTAGAACCCCAGCGTTATCAGCTGGTAATCAATGATAACACAGAGAAAACTGAATAGTGGATATGCCTTTAGAGACCTCAGGGGCTCCTGAACTCTAGAGCCACTATTAAAGGTTGGAAATTAATACACCAATCTTGTTCAAATTAAGTATTCAAAGAGCGTTTGAGGAGCGCTAGGACGTAATCCTGAATAACCTTCTCATCAACCCTTTTACTGTTATCAGTTGAAAAAGTAAGGAAAACAGTGGAGATTTTAGGCTTTCTTTAATTAGCCTTCAGGTCCAGATGTTCTGGAATAACGGCTCCAACCGCGAAATAAATGGATATTCTATCAAGAAGAAAAACATGAGAACCAAGCAATATTGGAAATGCCCTCTTGGTCAATTTATTGATGAACGGTGCGTTTACCCTGGTCGACCATACCATAATTTGGTACAAATTTTTAAGCAAAGTAATTATAACATGAGCTTAATTAGGGACATCAGTAATGGTAGCCCAGCAGTCTCGCCAACTGCAAAACAAACCAACAACAAAAACGAGATTAAAGAAGATGTTGACCGGCTAGGTCACATCGATGAAGGGATGATTGAACGCACACTTGAACTCTGTAAAGCACAGAAGAGTGTTCCTCTCAAGCAGAACAAGGGAATTGCCCTTGCAAGAGAGCAGGTTCATACTTATGGCACCTCTGACATGAAAGTCAAGAAGTCTAAAAAGATTTGGGCTGAAAAGAAGAGGACAAAGAAACACAAACCTGCTGACGAATCAGAACGTTCGGAACGCAAGATTGCGCTAGAGAAGCGCAGGCGTGAAGAGCAAAGAAACAAGTCAGCCTTTATTGGCCGTTTTATGGATTACGAAGGTTCTCTATTTTCCATTGGTCATGAAGTCATGATGAAAAGTCCAACAGTGGACGGGTTCACAAAAGTTTGCAGCGATATACTTGAACAGTTCAAGTCGTTTTGCAACAGTGACAAAAAAGCATTTGAATGTATCCTTAAACTGGATGCAACAAAGTCTGTGAGACTCATGGTGGCCATTTGTTGTGGCATAGCCTCTGCTGTGTTTGCTCTTTGTTTCACCTCTTCCTCAGGTTTTACTGCTTTCCTCGCAATTGCCCTTTTGGGTTTGGGAGGCTTGTGGTTAGCCCACAAGGAGATATTTGATTTTGTTTCGGGTTTCATTTGGAAGACCGCTACAGGATCGAGCCTTACACTCGAAGAACACAAGGCAAATCATGAACTTGCCAAGGGCCCAGTCCAAGCCGCTGTTTTGCAGCTCCAGGAAAATTGGAGGCTTCAGGACATCAAAGAAGCTAAGGAGGATGAGGAACTTGCAGAAGAGTTTGTGGATGCACAGAGTGAACCCAATGAGGCAGGCTTTTGGAGCAATACCAGCTATGAAGGTATCCTTGATCATGGAATGACAGGTGTTTCCGCAGTCGTTGTGGAATGTCTCATGGGTCTCGGATCAGTCATCACTGGGCTCGTCACTACAGGAGGCTCAAAGAATGTCTTAAAGTCTATCACAGAAGCACCAAGAACCATTAATGGAATTCGTCTCGTCATCGAGAGCGTCATAAAGTGGTTCGCGAACATGGCTGACTGGATGATGGGAACTGATTACTCGAAGTATTTCAGTGAAAACCCTGATTTGGACAAGTGGGGCGATGATGTCTTGTCTATCACCAAAGAAAGATCGGCGGGAAAGCTAGACTTGACAGTTGCGAATGCTCGTCGGGTTCATCTTCTTGCTGTCAAGGGCCGTGAAATTGCTGCAAAATACAAGAAGATGTCAGCAGGAGCTTGGTCCTATCACAGGATGATGACACAATGTGTCACGAGCCTCGAGTTGGTTTATAACCAGGAAGGCATGACTTCAGCCTCAAGACCTGTGCCCTTGGCAATGTGCATGCGGGGTGAATCTGGTGTGGGAAAGTCTTACATCACGAAAGCTTTGATATACGCTATGGCTTGCAAGGTACTTCCAAAGGAAAAAGTTGAAGATTTCAGGAAGAATCCTGATTCAGAGATTTGGATGTACATGAGCGAAGAGGATCATGCCAATGGCTACAAAGGACAATTTTGCACTGTCCTTGACGACATGTGTCAGTTCAAGGCAGGTCCTGGACAGAAGACAGACGCATCGGCAATCATCAGGTTTGTTAACGCCATCCCATGCAAGTTGAATATGGCAGAATTGCACAACAAGGGCAACACGAACTTTTCCTCAAGTCTAATTATGGCTTCAACGAACCTCTATTCCTTCTGGGACCAAAACATTGTCCTTCCCGAAGCCTTTTTAAGGCGTTTTGAAATATGGGTGGACTATGCACCAAAGAAAGAGTTTTGTCTACCCAACACCACCAATGGGAGCATCCGAGAAAGGCGCTTGGATTCTTCAAAGGTCAAGAAAGGACTGGATCTATCCGTTGGAGAATTCCATCTAAAGAAGCTCAAGTGTGCGAAACAACAGATCTGGGAAGATGACAGAATTCTCGATTTCAAAGAGATGGTCGATTACATGGTCAACAAATATCAAGGGAAGGAAGGAGCATACCAGGACTACACTGACGGCCTCAACTCTATGATGGAGACCATCTGCAAGGGAGGAGAGATTTCTTACGAGGGACCTAAAGAATGGTTCACAAGCAAAGTCGCTAAAGTCAAAGAAGTCGCAGGAGGTACACCAGATTACTTACGCACCAAAAGAGATGAGTTCAGGGCATGGACTATCAAGAAGTCCATTGAAATTGCATCGGGCGTTACATTTGAAGATGCAAAAACATTCGGCATTCTCATAGTGTGCCTTCTTGCTCTGTGCGGAGTTTTGGCTTTCATTTTCAGCCGTTGTTTCTCAAAGAACAAAGAAGAGATCGTTCCTGGTTCCCAAGCATATGTCGACGCAATCTTTGAGGAGAGAGCTGGCGAGCCAAAGGAGTTCAATTCAATCAAGGAGCTCAGCCAGGACATCATCGACAAGGAACCGGCAATGAGGCACCTGAAGAAAAGACCAGACTTGAAGGTCAAGATGGACACGAACTTTGCAGGACATATGAACAAGTTCGGGAGAAAGGAGGTCACATTCATGGGAAGGAGAGTCAAGTTGGACAAAATTCCGACAAAGACAGATTACCATGCAGACCTTTTTGATCACGAAGAAGTCCCACAACTCTTTGGTTCAAAATTCATGGCTGGCATACTCAAGAGGAACGTGTGGCACATGTACACGAAGACCATGGACCCCGAGATCCACGAATCAAAAGGACTCGTCACCATGCTCAAGGGTCGCATTGGCATGATCAATGCTCACTACATCACACAGATGAAGAACAACATAAGCTATGGAGCTATGGAACCAGACACGAAGTTGATTTTGGTGAGACATGGTGATTCGAGAAAGGTCGAAGTGCCCCTCTCTGCTTTCCTTGACAAGGATCGGAGCTACATTGACACAGATCGTGACATCGCAGTCATTGAGTTTGGAAATTATATGCAATTGTCTAAGGACATTGTTCCAAACTTTGTGTCAAAATCCGTCTACACGAAGAACAGAGACTTTGATGTCTGTCTGTATGCACCCAGAGGTCCAAAGAGCCTAACAGTTTTCGATGTGTCATCAAAGCTTTCAAGCAAGCCAGTTCAGATTGGTGAGAATACACACTCAAATATTGTGGTGTACAAAGCTGACACACAGCAAGGAGACTGTGGTTCCCTTCTCGCTTTGAGCGACGGAGGAGACCCAAAGAAGCGACTCGTCGGCATGCACATGGCAGGTGACCAATCATCGGACACCAAATATGGCCTTTCAACCATTCTCACTGAGGACTACCTGAACTCTCTTTTGAAGAAGCTTCCAAAGCAATTGACAAGGGAGTATCCTGAGGAGCTCACGAACAGAGAGATTGTCCATGAGTCAAACCTCGATGTCATCAAGGTCGACGATGTTGGGTGTTACAACCCCACAAAATCTGCTTATCAGAAGAGCGAGATGTACGGAAGCATCAGCGAACCTACCAGGGGCCTTGCAGTCTTGAAGACGACACAGAATTCGGATGGTGAATGGAAAAACCCAATGAAGGAGGCGCACAAGAGACAGATTTCTGACAACGTGACTGTTGACGAGGGCCTCCTGACGGAAGTTGTTGCAGACGTCGTCAGGACTTTGAGGCCATTCATCAAGAACACAAACACCCTCTTGGATGGTGAACAAGCAGTTGTTGGTCGAGAAGACCTCAAAGGTCTGAAGCCCATACCAAGAAACACATCTGCTGGCTACTACGGCCTCAGGAATCCCGATGTTGGTCCAGGTAAAACTGGTGCCTTTGGCTCAGAAGGACCATACGACTTCAACAATGATGTCGCAAGAAAGGTGTTGAAAGAGGCAGAGAAGGTCTTCGAGAGCGCAAAGGACGGGAATGTTCCAGATTTTATTTTCTGTGACAACCTCAAAGATGAGAAAGTGTCTTTCAAAAAGATTGATGCTGTCAAAACTCGTGCAGTCAGAGGATGCGACATCACTGCCTCCATAGTCATAAGACAAGTTTTTGGAGCAGTTTCAAGTGACTTGGTCACGTCGAGAATCTTCAACGGCATCGCAATTGGGGTCAATCCCTATGCTGACGAGTGGAACACACTCGCAAAATACCTCACAACGAAGGGCGAAAAGGTGGTTGCTGGAGATTTCTCTGGGTACGACAACAGTCAGACGTGCCAACTCATTCAGGCGGTTATGGAAGTGCTAAAGAAGCTTGCAGCACATGAGGATGAAAGAGTGAACACTGCGATAGATGCCATTTCTGTCGCCCTGTCTCAGCCAAGGTACCTTTCAAGTGACTTGGTCTATGAGATGGATCACGGACTTCCATCAGGAAATCCACTCACCTCCATCATGAACTCCATCTTTGGCCTCATTGCTTTCAGGCTTTGCTGGCTTGAGTCAACAAAATTCATGTACCCAACAGCCGAACAGAGTCTTCGAGACTTTGAGAAGAATGTGGCTTTGGTCATGTATGGCGACGACAACATCATGAACATTACAGATTGGGCAGTGCCTTTCTTCAATCAGCACACTATGATGGCCAACTTTCCAAAGTTTGGCCTCAAGTACACGAGTGACGAAAAAGATGATCTTGACCCCCCAAAATGGAGGAATATCGATCAAGTCACATTTCTGAAGAGAAGCTTCAAACCCAATGCAGTGCTTGGAAGGAAAGTTGCGCCACTCGACCTCCTCACAACAATCGAGATGAGTTACTTCACAAAGAAAGGAGGTAGTTCACGCTCCATCACTAAGGACAACATCGAGAACACGATTCGAGAACTGAGTCTGCATGGGAAGGAGGTCTACGAGCATTACTCAAACGCACTCAAAGACGCTGCAATGGAAAGGATGGGACATTTCGTAGAAGTCCCACCATGGCATGTCCAGGTTGCGAGAACGAGTGGTTACGAGCCATCATGGCTGACTGAGAGGATGTGAGCAGCCATTGTCCATCTAAGACACTAAACTGGACGCCAGTGGGTGCGAAATCCTACGGGTCAGTTGGGACCTCAACCAACAACTTAACCTCGTCTCTGGTTACCGTGTTTCACTTCGAAAATTCTGGGTTAAAGAAGTGGGCATTGGCTTTGACGAGGCATGAACTGAGCTTTTCAGCTTTACTACCAGGATAGTTCTAAAAATCCAGGAAACCCCAGGGTGGTGCGCAATCGTTGGTTCACGAGCACACCACTTTAATAATGAACCGCTACTCAAGCTGAAGAAACAACAATGACACATGTCGAGACAGATTTGACAGATGCAACACATGCGACCACCTTCTTTTCAACAGATGCAATGGCGCGTGAGGTTGTGGCACAGAATCCTGGGCCAGCAGACATCTCTCTCTTGCGCATGCCAGACTGGAGCAAGCTGTCTTTACAACAGCTTTTATCACAACCAGTAGTCTTGCAACAAGGCGTTCAAACACAAGGTGACCCAATTGACATCGCACATTTATCACATAGCGCTCTACTTGAGAAGTCAGCTTTTCACTTAGACAAAGTGCGCGGTTACCTTGGTCTGAGGGCTACTGTTGTTCTACGTCTCGTTCTAAACGCAGATAAGTTCACTGAGGGCAGACTAGTTTTGTCTTACCAGCCTTCAAATCCATACTATGTGGAAAGGCGGACAGATTTCAGACATATTAGCCAACTTGAACATGTTGACATGGACATAAACAGTGACACGGAAGTTGCCTTACGGATTCCTCATAGGGGTCCTTACACACACTTCGATTTAACGAACAAGAAGTACAACACAGGTATCTTCAGGGTTACTGAATATCTCACGCACAGAGGAAATCCATACACTTGGACCCTTTATGCCTCCTTTGAGGATGTCGACTTACTAGGACCTACAGCAACAAGCACCGTAGTTTACGAGGGTTCTTTGGAGGTGGAGGAAAAGAATGTCCCACTCTCCCAAAAAGTACAGCAGTTATCTGCAGTAGCAACGTCATTTGCTGCAGTTCCTGTTCTGACATCGTTCATGGCTCCATTAGCATGGGCCACTGCAGTTGGGTCTCGCGTGCTCTCTGCTTTTGGTTATTCAAGACCTGTCAAAACGCTCACTCCTGAAGTTTTCTTGAATCGGGACGTGTCCAAACTAAACCAGACTGATGGTGTGGACTATGCGGATCAACTCGCGCTGACTGCAACAACAGGTGTGCAGGTGACAGACCAAATTGGTTTGACCATGAATGACGAAATGTCATTTGCACATCTGTGCGGCATAAATTCTGCAATGTTGAGATTTGCCACAGCAACGAACACTCCTGTGGGCACAAGGATCTTTTCTTGCCCTTTGGCTCCTTTTAGCTTTAAGGCGAGGTCAACAATTACAAGTGCAGTCATAATGCACCCAATGGCATATGTGGCAAATGTTTTCAACAAGTACAGAGGAAGTATATCCATGACAATGGATTTTGCAAAGACTGTGTTTCACAGTGCTAGATACTTGGTTGTCTTTGAGCCCATTAATCCAGAGGGACCATCAGCTCCACTAGCAAGGGTGGACACCATCGACAAAGCGATAAATTGTCACAAAGATATTATTGACATACGTAAGGGCTCGACTTTTACTGTCACATTTCCTTTCACCTCTTTGGTGCCTTATTTGGCTACTGAGAGACCATATGGATATGTGCACGTTTTTGTCCTAAATGCTCTTGTTACAGAAAACGCTTCTGTCCCTGGTGTGGTCAGTGTTGGAGTCAAGTTCAAGGCAGAAGACGACATGGAGTTTGCCTGTCCTTGTGATCCTAGGTATTATCCGTATTTGCCAGTTGATCAAACAACACAGGTTGCGCTGGGCACTGACGATCAAGCTCAGCCAATCCTACCCGGTACTCTAAAGAACGTTGTCTATCAGTCAGGGTTGGAAGTGGGTGACACACAGATCATTCATAAGATGATCGGTACGTCCACACAACCAAAACCAACCACTGACATGGCTGCTTTGTGTATTGGAGAGAAAATTCTTTCCATGAAACAAGTGGCCATGCGCTCAAAGATGACAAATGTTCAGAGGAGCTCCGCTGTCAAGAATCAAGACCCTTTCGCTGTTGATGCATTTTACGATGTTCAGTGGTTTGATTTGGGTGGTCAAGGAATGCCTATACCACAATGGTTCGACTTCTATTCATATGTAGGAAGGATGTATGAGTATGCAAGAGGTGGAGTTACAATCACAATCAATAACCTGGAGGGTGACTCTTTGCTTCTCGGCACCAAGGTCGATGGAAGGTTTCCAACTTCCAATGTACCCGATGCACCATACAATGAGTTTGCACTCCAGCACATTGTGAGGTCTAAGCGCTCGGACCGAGTTTATCTACCTCAGTACACAAATTCCTATGTTAGGTATTCGTTACCTTCAAAGACAACACTGAGGGACATTAATCCGGGTGCTACAGACACGACAGACATTTACTGGGATTCAGGAATATCCCAGACATCTTTTACAGTCTACAACATAACAACTGGGTCGAATGCAACCAACTACACAACGTGGAGATCTGCAGCAGACGATACACAGTTTGGAGGCTTCAAAGGTGTGCCTTACGTCATACTAAGAGAACCATACAACGGGGAGGTGGACTTCAAAGCGGAGTCCTTCTTCTTTACAAATTCCTAAAATAAAACAAATAGTCGAGAGACGTTAAATCCAATTAAACAACCTACCGAGGTTGTGCCGGCTTATCAGCCTTGTCAGAGAAGACATTAAAACACATGGGTAAGACCTATAAACTCTACTCTGCTTTGCAGGGGGGGTTGTGGTCTCACCACCACATTTATGTACTGATGAGCCGGTTTTTCCGACTTATTATAT